AGAGGAATGCTGGCCGAAGCGGATTAGTTTGCCGCCGACCGGCAGGGCATCGCCGCAGGCTTTGACAACATGGGACTTGGTTGGGTGACTCGGCGTGCGTTTGGGTTTGTTGCACGCCATGGCTGCTTTGTTTGTCTTCATAAATCAGTAGCTCCCGCCTCCGCGCGCCATGAGGATGTCGCCCTCGACGTTGTTGACGCCGGAAAGGCACAAGTATCTCACTAGGTCAGGGAAATCTTTTGAGCTGCCCTTGGCGCCATCTTGACCCGTCCATTCCTTGAGGCAGTAGATGACATTCTTGCACTTCTCGCTGATGTAGAGCTTGGGCTGGTTGAGCGCGCTGATCGGTTTGTCGCGGTCGTAGTGCAGCCAGGAGTTAATCATCTGCACGCCTTCATCAATCGTGTCGCCGGGGGTGGCCGTGAAGTCCATGCCCAGCTCGCTCATCTCCTCGATCAACGTGGTCGGGCGTTCCTTGGCCAAGGTCTGCGCGTTGCCGTAGCGGCTGTCCATCCACCGCTCAAATATCTTCTCGCCGTTCTCCACATTGCGGATCTCTTCGACATAGCGGGAGAGGCCGAAGCCGAAGTCCTTCTGCGCGGGCCCTTGGCGGCCATCGGCTTTCTTGCCGTCCGGTTCGGCCCACATGCCGGGATAGCCGACGCCTTCAACATACTCGTCGGGACAAGGCCACTCGCGGTAGATGAAGCAGCGGTTGGCTGAGTCAAAGATGGCCCAGATCATGGCCCAGTTGCGGCCAGAGCAGGGGTCAACGAACTGGTAGCGGGTGCCGGTGGTCGGAATCCAATCGTGCTTGATGACGTGGATGCGGTCGTTGAAGAGGGGGAAGCGGTTGTTGATTGACCGCGTCGGGACGCCATACGCACGGCAGAGGATCTTCTCCTTGGTCTCGTTGCGTAGCTCGGTCTGCATGCGCTCCCAGCCGGCCCACGGGTTGTCCTTGGTGTGAAAGTAAATGATCGGGCGGTCCTTGCGGCCAAGCTGGACAACCGGCACTTGGTCATAGCCGGTGAGGATCTTCTCGCCCTTGTCGTCCTTGAACTTGGGCAGCAACTCGGCGTCAACCGCTTCCACCGTGCGGGCGCCGGTAAGGTAGTCTTTGACCGTGGGACTGTAGCCCTCGATGGGGGTGAAGGTGACGATGAGGACACCGTTGCGGTCGAGCAGCCGGAAGCGCAGGGTTTCCAGAAAGTCGATGGGCACCAACTCATCGCACCATGCGATGTCAATTTCCCCGCCTTCAATGGTGCTGATGTCCTGAGAGTAATTGCGGAAAACACACTGGCTGCCGTTGGGGGCGACCAGCTTGCTTTCTGTGAAACCGCCTTTAACCGAGAAGGTTATATTGGTCACGGTTCCCTTGCGCGCCGTGCGCCATTCGCTGGGGAGATACTTGAAGAGGCGGGGCTGCTGCATTTCAACGCTGTTGGGCGCGGTCGTTTGGAAGCACCAGGCGATGGACTGCTTCTTCTCCCAAAGCCGGCGGACCACTTCGCTTGCGGCCCATTCCGTTTTGCCCGAGCGGTTGCCGCCCATGACAAGCAGTTCCCGGTGGGTCTCCAAGAGTTCGCTCGCCTTCTTCCAGTTCTTCGGGCGGTAGCCGTATCTAAAAGGATCTACTTTTTCTTTTAGAATTAGTTCTTCCCGCTTCATCATTAGCTCCCATCCCTTTTCTGGTCCCATGGCGAGCAGCGTCTCCTTGGGCGGGAGCTTCATCACCGGATGAGCGGTCGGCGTGAAGCGGCTGGCGGCAGACTTGGGTTTGGCGCTCATTGTAAAAAGGTGGTGGCAGCACTCCCAAGTGCCGCCACCGCGCATTGGCAGACGCAGCGCGAGGCGCACCGATCCCCCCGGATCAGTAATCGCGGCCCCTGTTCTCCTTTGCGCAAAGTGTTCATTGGTCTGCGAGGCTCACCCACGTCACGCAGTCCAGCGGGCAGAAGTAAAACTCCTGCGTGTAATTCTGGTAGCGGCTGTCGGTGCGCTTCTCTACCACCCAGCGGGCGCGGCTCTCGGCTTTGACGATGGCGGCGTGGGTCTTGGCCTTGTTCAGAATGATCCAGGCATACGGCTTGGGACGGGCGAGGTCGTAGCTGTGGCGGGAGCAGACAATAAACTTGTCGCCGTGCGGCCAGTCGGCGGCGCCGGTAAAGTCGATGCCGCGCTTCTTGACCTCAATGCGTTGCTGCAAATAGAGGTCGCCGGAATCCGCGTGCTGCTTCCATTCTCCGTGTGTCTTGCTCTTGCTGGTCGGCGTGACCACAACATGATGCCCCTTGTTTTGCAGCCAGCGGGCCGCACACCAGACGGCATCGTGCGAGGCGTCCAAATGCTTGAGGAAGGTCAAGTGGTCTGCGTGGTCGGTGTCAGTCATTGTATTGTGTTGTGTGCTGCGGGGGCACTAACGGCGAAGATTCGGCCGCTATAGGCGTCCTGCCCGTTAAGTCCGCCGCCATTGTGGGCTCCGTCTGAGAGCGTTCCGACAGTTTCTGGGTAATCGCTTGGTCGGACAAAGTTGTCTCCGTTCTGACTGAACGGGGCTTGGTTGTCATATCCGATTCCGCCACTGCGCTTAGAGCCTCGGACAAGAGTGGCGGCAGTTCTTTGCCCCGCTTCTCTGCTCGGCGCAGGATTCCGGCGCACGCTTTCTGACTCAAATAGAACCTTTGCGGCAGCGGCCCCGTCTCCAAGGTTTGCGACAACGAACACACGGCGACGGCGTTGGGCCACTCCGAACCACTGAGCGTCCAAGACTCGGTAGGCCCACCCATACCCCAATGCCCCCAGCGCCCCAAGGAAGGCTCCAAAATCCCGTCCTCCGTGACTCGACAAGACGCCGGGGACGTTTTCCCAGACAAGCCAGCGAGGCCGGAAACTTGTAGCGATCTCAAGGTATGTAAGCATGAGTCCGCCTCGCGGATCTCGGAGTCCTTGTCGCAAGCCAGCGACGCTAAATGACTGGCATGGCGTTCCTCCGACCAGAAGGTCGATTGCTCCCAATTCTTTCCATTGTTCATATTGTGTCATGTCGCCCAGATTCGGAACGTCCGGCCAATGATGGGCGAGCACGGCAGACGGAAACCTTTCCACTTCGGCAAAAGCGGCAGGCTGCCAGCCAAGCGGCTCCCACGCAACGGATGCAGCCTCAATGCCGCTGCACACCGAAAGGTAGCGTAGCGGGAACATCTCCTGTGCGGCGATGCGCTGGCCGATCCACTCCATGCACGGCACGGCCATGCTGTTGCCTAGGGCCTTGTAGCGCGGACCGTCCGGGCATTGGTCGGCTGGTTTGCCGCGCCAGGGGATGAGCGTGTGGTCGTCTTTGAAGCCCTGTAATCTTTCACATTCTCGCGGAGTGAGGCGGCGGACGGCCATGCGCTCCGCTGGATTTATGACGCCACCAGTGTGATTTATGTCGGACGCTGCCGATGAGATGGCTTGCGATGTCTCGTTGGTTGCTTGGTTGTAGCAATCGACAGCGACCACATTGATGGCATCGGCCCTCCCGCCGTTGCCCGGATTGGTCAGTGCGGGAGTAATGCCGTCCGGCATAACCTCGGGAACCTTCACGCCGTCACGGGTGCGGTTGGCAAAAGCTATTGCCACCCCTTGCGTAGCCGCCGCATCCAACGTGTAGCTTGTCCCGTCCTCGCTCCACCCGCGCCCGTTCTGGGCCTTTTCGCGGGTGGTTGTGTCTTGCAGCGCAATGCACGGCGGATGCGCGCCACTTGCCAGCGGATGACACGGATCGCCGTTCTTGGGCCGAGAATAGTTTTTCGGCGAAGTGACTTGCGTTGTGTCAAACGCCAATGTCATTGAGGCCCCTCCTCAATATCCAGCGTCGGATTCGGCGCCGAAACGATCTGGTCGATGCGGGCAGTGAACCATTCGCCGTTGTCCTCGCGGATGAGGGTGACGTAGTCGTTCTCGCCGGCGCCGTTCTTGCAGTAGAGCAACGTGCGGCAGGCAACGTCCTTGCCTTTGACGTAGACACGCTCGCGGTCGGGGAAGAAGGCGATCACAGGGAATGGGCGACAGGCCCCGCTTTTATTGCGGTTACGGGGCAGGCGGTTATGTGACTATCGGGGCGAGCGCCTCCTGACGCCGCAATACCTTTGACTGTCGCTTTGAAATTCATTTGCGCGCTTTCTTGGCGGCGGCTATTTCAGCGCAGAGCGCCTGTGCCTTGGCGCTGGCCGCCTCGGAAACCAACAACTTTCGCTCGGCCTTGAGTGCGGCGATTTTCTTGTCGATGGCTTCAATAGCTGGGGATGTGATTCTTAGGTGCGTCATAAAGTCAGGGGCGAACGGTGAGATTCCAAAGGCCGGTCTGCGCGATGGCGTAGCCTAGCCATATCAGACCGTTCCAGAAGTTGTGCTGTAGGCAGAATTGGTCGATGGCCACAGCGAAATAGATGAGGCCAACGAGCGCGATGAGGATGGCGCTGGTCATTTGCTTGCCTCCTTGGCGCGCAGCTTCTCCTCGCGGTCGGCGCCCATGGCGAGGAGCTTGGCTTGCTCTAGGCTTTCGGACTTCCAGTGGTCGCGCTCGCGCTCCATTTGCTCACCAAAGTTGCGGGCGATAGCCCGTTGCTTTCGTAGACGGAGAACCGTGTCCCGCGCTTTATCGCGCTCTTGCGTGACCCGCGCCCAAGATGACGCTTTGATGGTAATGGTTAGGTCGCTCATTGGTCCCACCCTTCCCGCAAATGCCCAAAGTCCCGGCATTCAGTAACCTCGACGCCACCGGTGCCGCAGACGCCGCAGGTGTCGATGTGCCAGGTGGCACCGTAGGGATTGCCTTCGGGGCGCTTGCCGTGGAGGCGGCCGCACTCGTCGCATATCCAGTCGGGATATGGGCGTTTGGTTTTGTTCGGGAATATCATTTCAAAGTTGCGGCGATAAAGGTCGCCATTCACCGCACGCGGGGTGTCGCCTTTGCCTGCGCTCATTCGTCGTAAAGGTTGAGGCCGTGGTCTTCCAGCAGCCGGAAAAGCTCTTCGCGGAACTTCTCTAGGTAGGCGTCGGTTTCCGGTGTGAGGCCGTCGTCGTATTTCAACGCGCTACGGAGCTTGTAGGCGACATCGCTGACAACAGACCTCCACTTCCACCCGTCAAGAGCCCGGCGGTGCTCGGACTGGTCTTCGGGCAGGTTGAACTCCAAGACGGCTTTCATGCTATCGGCGGGTCTTGGCGGTCTTGGCGCTTTGCTTGAAAGCCTTCGCGGTCGGTGCGCCGGCCGATCCCGGCTTGCGCATGCGTTCACCGCTTCCGGCGGCGATGCGGGCCTGCTTGGCGTTGATGTTTGCGTATAGTCCTTTTTTCATGGTTATTCTTCTTTGTTGTTTCCGTATCTAATTGCCCAGGCGAACATGCCGCCGTAGGCAGAAAGGGCGCCGAGCACCACGCCGATGGCGAGGCCGATCAAGATGTAGCCGGCGGCGGTCATTCGTGGACGCGCCTCCACTTATCTTTCCACATTGACCTCGCCATCGTGGCGGACTTCTCGGCGACTGCTTCTTCGCTCATGTCTGGGCAGACATGGTGGAGCAGCTCATGCAGAACCGTGTCTAGCTCGTCCGCGCCGGATTGGCGGGGATCTATGTAGACTTTGCCGTCGCCCATGGTCATGCCGTCCGCTTTTTCGCGGCCGAGCTTCTTGCGGACGATTGCGATGGTTCTGCGTGGGGGCATGTCAGTCCTCTTTGGCGCTGCGGTGACTAGATGCGCGCGGGTTGTCGAAGCACTCGCGCACAGGGTTGCCACGGAAGTCGTGCCACCAGTCGTTGCGGGTGCAGAGTTGCGCGGGCGACTCGGCGGCGTTGTCAGCGTCGAATTGCTCTTGGTTCATGCCGCCTCCTTGAGCGTAGTGAAGACAGGGCGCCTCGGATCGTAGCCCTTGATATGACTCCACAAGACGGCGGCAGCCTTGAACGCTTCCCAATGCGGGAGGAGCGATTCGTGTTGGTAGCCTTCGACGCGGCCGATCTCGGTCGTGCTGATGTAGACGTTCCACGCTTTGACTTCGGGCAGGCGGTCCAAGCCGTAGTGCGCGACAGCATAGGCGGCGAGCTGCATGCCTTGTGTGTCGTAGGGCTTGCAGACCTGCTTGGGCTTGGTCTTGCGCGTCTTGTAGTCGATGATGACTGGGGCGCCAGCGGCATCGTGGCCGAGCACGTCGCAGCGGCCGGCGTAGCCGATCTCCAGATTGACCAAGACGTTTTCGATCTGGTCGTAGGTGATCTTGGCTTCCTTCTTCCATGCGACGACGGGGGCGACATAGGCCCACATGTCTTCGGTGATGGCGTCAGGGCCTTCGGTGAGGAGCTTTTCCAAGGCGTCATGCACCTTGCTGCCGAGATCGGCGGCGCCGGCTACCTGGTGGTGGCTGGCGTTGATGACGCGGTCGATGAAGTATTCCGCCGACTCTTCGCCGGTCGGTGGGTTTTCAAAGGCGGCGGCGGCGACTTGCGCGGCCTTCCAGTTCATCAGTGCCGGTTTGGCGACGATGTCGGTGATGCCGGTGACAGATGGCAGGAGCCCGAGCTTCTTGGCATCGGCCAGCGTGGTGTCACGCATGCCCTTGCCGTCTGCCTTGGGAACCTGGTGAAGCGGCGTGCCGTCCGGTTGATACCAGTGGCCGCCGCCCATGTTTTTGTTTTCTACGAGAATTGCCATAACTTTAGAGAGAAGTGGGGAGCGGCCGGGACTGCACCGCTCCCCATGTGTTTCAGTTGCGGGACTTGGATTTCTGCCAGAGGTAGATGCCGCCGGCTTCTACGCTTTGACGGGTTTCCTTGTTGGCTTGGGATGCGTCTTTGAGATACGCCGGGATCATCTCGCGCTCATGCGGGGCAAACGGCCCTGCGAAGCATGCGAATCCCTGCGCCTTGAGTTCGTGGTTGGCAACGTAGCTCATGGTTAGAAGGGGATTTCTTCGCCGGTGTTGTCGTTGTCGCCGAACTCAGAGACTTTCGGCACTTTGGGCAGCAGCTCTTCCATGACCTCGGAGATCGTGGCGATGTTGCTGTAGGTGCGGTCGCCCTTCACATCTTCGGTGATCGTGATGTAGGCGGGTTTGCCTTTGAGGTCGGTGGTCTCAAAGTTTGGCTTGGGCGCTTCGCCGAGCCAGCTCACCAAGAAGGCGCGCAGTGCGCTGTTCTCATGGTTGCTGATCTTCATTGCCCTAGTGGCAATCTTGCGCAGTGACCCGTCTTTAAGTTTCACCCCGAAGACGAACCGCTCCAGGTTGACCACTTCGGTCTCCTCGCTCTGATACTTCTTGCGGGTGACGTTGTATTCATCGACCACGTCGAGGCAGACCGCGACGTAGGTTCCTTTGGCCGGCGGCTCGCCAAGGTTGGAGAGTGCCGATGTTTTGTTTTCTGGTATTTTAGCCATGTTACTTATTTGTGTTTGTTTGTGTTGTGTTGTGTGCTTGTGCAGCAACGAAATCGGAATGCGCGATGAGCGTGAGGAGGTCTTTGAAGCGGAGGGTGGCCAAGGGTTCCTCGTTGTTGCGCTTGTGGCCGACGATGGGGAAGGGCTTGGCGCCGGCATCGCGGACGGCTTGCGCCATCCAGTCTTTGATTTTGACCACTTGGCAGAACTTGATCTCCCAATGGAAGTCGGGCAGGGCAGGGACGATCACGTCAGGGCTGTCAGTGCCGCCGCTAAACTGCTGCCCACGGCGGGCCTCAAAGCCGGCTTCGCGGAACATGTCGCGGAACATGCGTTCTCCTCTTGCTCCTTTTTGGCGGCTATTCATTGAGCAGGGCGTTGATCTCATGCAGGTCCGGCTGGCGGGCCTCCTGCACGGGGGCTTCATCGGTCAGGCGCGTAATCTGCGCCGTGTCAAAGCGGGTCCACTCGGGATGCCAGACCATGTGCATCGTGCCGGTCTTGCCCTCGCGGTGCTTGGCCAAGGTCCACTCGGCGTCCTGCGGCTCGACGCCGCCTTCTGCGTTGTCGTAATAGGCGCCACGGTAAATCGTGGTCACGATGTCGGCGTCTTGCTCCAGACTGCCGCTGTCGCGCAGGTCGGAGAGCTTCGGGCGGCTGTCGGTGCGCCCTTCGACCTGGCGGTTAAGCTGCGCGGCGGCGATGACCGGAATGTCCAACTCCATGGCCATGGCCTTCAAGCCTCTGCTGACCATGCCTATTTCGTTCTCGCGGCTCTTGATCGTGGCGCCGGCCACGCGGATAAGGCCAAGGTAGTCCACCATGATGACCTTGATGCCGTGCTTGCGCACTTCCCGGCGGGCGCGGGCGCGCAGTTCGTGGATCGTCGGGGCCTCGCTGTCGTCTATGTAAAGCGGTTGGCCGGCCAAGTTCATGCTTTCCATGGAGAGGCGGCGCATCTCGTCCTTGCCTACTGCACCGTTGCGCAGGCGGGTGCTGCTGACCTTGGCGCGGGCACAGATGATGCGCTGCATGAGGTCAAAGCGTTTCATCTCCAGGCTGTAGAGCAGGACCGTGGTGCCCTTGGCGGCCATGCGGTCGGCCAAGTTAAGCAGCATGGCGCTCTTGCCCATGGCGGGACGGCCGGCGACCAGCATCAACTGGCCGCCACGCAGGCCGCCGGTCATGTAGTCAAAGTCGCGGTAGCCGGTCGGGATGCCTCTAGGCTTGCCCTTCTCCAAAATGGCGCGCTCCATCTCGACGATGACGCCGTGGATCATCTCGCTGGCGGCGGCGGCCGAGTCGCGCTTGCCGCTCATGTCCACGCCAAGGATGCTTTCGCCGGCTTGCGCCAAGGCTTCCTCAATGTCAATGGCGGGATCTTTGGCGGCGGTCATCATGCGGCCGGCGGCATCCAAGATGCGGCGGCGGGCCATGTAGCCGCGTAGAATCTGGATGTGATAGGAAAGGTCGCGGCCACCGCCATGGCTATACATCTCGGTCAGCACACCGGGACCGCCGATGCCTTCCAGCTCGCCGCGCTCGTTGAGGCGCTGCGTGACGGTGAGCAAGTCCGGCGATCCACCGCCTGCACGGATGGCGACGATTGCCGCCAAGACGGTTTGGTGTGCGGGGAGGAAAAAGTATTCGGCGTTCAGCTCGTCCCACTCGTCAATCAAGTCCGAGTGCAACATGAGCGATCCTATGACATAGGACTCGGCGGTCGCATCGTGGGGAATGACGTTTTTGTTTTTCACGAAAACCTCCCCTCGTCATCATCATCGTCGTTGATGAGCGCCACGACGAAAACCAGCGCGCCGAACAAGAGGGCAAACATGGTGAGTTCTGATATATCCATAACAACTGTGGCGTGTTGTATGCTAATGTGTGCTGTCTGGCAACGACTTTTTTTGAGAAAGTTTTAGGCCCCTTCGGCGGGCCCAGAATCGGTCGCACGCCTCCCGCACCGAGCGGAGCAAATAGTCCGTCTCGGGCGAGGGTGTGCCGTCCGGCAGGAAGGATAGAACTTCCCCGTTCTTGCGGGCGGTGGCCCCGTCAAACTGCTCGTGGAGCCAGGCGTCCCGGTGGTTCATGGTGCGGTGGCCAGCAGGGCTTGGTGTTTGCGGTTGGACACGTCCTCGCTCAACGCGGCGCAATCTTGCAGCACGCGGCGCAAGGTGTTGCGGTCCTTGGTGAGTTTGGCAACCTCGGCCTCCAGCTCGTCAATGCGTATCCCGCACTGCGCGGTTTGCGCTCGGTAGAAGTCAGCCTCGGGCGTGAAATTGCCGCCAAAGCCGACCTCGCCGACAACGTATTCGACGCTCATTTCTGGTTTTTCACCATCTGTTCGACCTTGGTGTCTAGCCAATGGTCAATGGCGATCAGCGAGCCTGCCGCTAATTGCAGGTGGGCGCGGAGATCGGCGACGGTGTAGGAGTTCTGGGTGACGGGTTTCCGCTTAACGGCAGCGGCCTTCTTGGTGGTTTTACGGGTTCTCATGGAAAATGGTTGTTTATAGGCTGGGGGGTAGGACATTTAGCGGGGTAGGGGTAAGGCGGTAAAAATTGTTTATCGGTTCGCGGTTGAGGATTCTGCGAGGGCGTCGAGCAGTTCCCAGTTGTCGGGGCTGCGGTGCCTTTCCGGCGAGTAGCTAATCTGGCTGTATTGAGCGATCTCGCTTATCCGCCAGAAAACAAACTCGTTGATGTCCGGCAGATAGGCCGCCAATACGTCAAAGTCGCCGGCGCTGTAGCGCCCAGCCGTTCGGCTCGACGTGTTGATTTTGTAAAGGCCGGCGCGCTGCGTGCTGACGCAAGCCCGCTTGACCTGAATGCCAACGTAGGGACCCTGACCCATCTTGAGGCAAACGTCTGCCTTGGGGCTTCCCACCAGCGGCGTGAATATGCTGTAGCCCCGAGCGCCAGCCTCGGCGCAAAACAGCAGCTCGGCGTGAGCGCCCTTGTCCGTTGAGGCCAAGACGGTCACTCTCCCACCGCCATCCTAATCTCAGCCAGCTCCCGCTCAAAGGCAGACTGACCGGAGGGCGCTGATGGGCGGCGAACAAAGGCCATGGGCACGTCCTTTTGGGCATTGCGGACAAACGCCATAAACTGCCGGCGGCTGGCCACCTTGCTCTTGTCCTTGCACCACGCGAGGCAGCGGTCGAAGAGGACCGGGATGTCGATGTTCGGGTTCTTCTCGCCCAGCCAGCGGAGCCACTGCTCGTCGGTCAACCCCTTGCCGAGAACGTCCTCTCGTTTGCGGACCAACTTTACTTCTGAATCCAGAGAGGGTGGCGAATTGGATTCTGTGATTACGGTTAGCTGGGGCGGCTGGGGGCGAGCCGTAGGCGAGCTATTATTATTATCTGTATTGTTATGTATTGTTGATTGGTCAATCTGACCAATAGTATTGGTCAATTTGACCAATAGAGGTTCCGGCCTATTGGTCAATTTGACTACTAGGTCATTTTGACCAATATGGAGTTTCGGGAGCTTCCACTCGTTGGCCACCTGCCCGCCGTCGCCAAACTCACCCTGCTTTAACTGCTCGACCTCACCCATTGATTGCAGGGATTTGAGAGCGCGGTATATGGTTTTCTGCCCCAAGCGGGTCTTCTTGACCAGAGTGCCGTAGGAGGCGTAACACTCAGCCTTCTCGTTACAGAAGTCCGCCAAGGCCAAGAGCACCAGGCGATCCGAGCCCGACGCCTCACTGTGCTTCCAGACCCAGTTGGTCGCTTCGGCGCTCATCGTGCCACCCCCAAGTCCTGCTGATAGCTTCCCATCAACTCATCCCAGATCATACCCTCCGGTGCCGTCAGTTGCTTCCAGCCAGCATACAGAGACCGCCAGCCCTCCATCGGGGCGTTATACTCCCAAGCATAGGGCGTGTTGTGCGGGGCCGTCTCGCGCCAGCCAGACGCAGCACAACCAGCATACAGACTACAGAGTAATACAGAAGCAATAGCCTTGCTCATCGTGAACCCCTCCGCTTCCACTTGGGACCATGTTCTTTGCTATTGAATACTAGATGGCCGTCACTGTTGGCCTGCACATACTCACACTTAATCGTAGACCCAGCCGGCCACTCCGCCTGATCGTGAACCGACACCTGCACCATCTCCGACCACCCAGTCACCATCGCCCACACACGGCGCTTGTTCACCATCTGGCGGTTAGTCACCCTGCCAGACACCAGATCACCGACCTTCCAGCCAACCTGACGGGCGACCTCCTCCGTCAACGCCTTCTCGTCGTGCGCCGGCGGGTCTGTCGGCTCAGGGCCAACGGCAATCGGCTCAGGCGCCTCTGTAATCGGCTCGTCCTCGGGTTGACTGCTCTCAACATGCGGTTGACTGTGCTGGGCAAACATCGCCTTCAGCCTGTCGTGGTAGGGTTTTAGGGACTTTTTCATGGTTTAATGTGTGGGTAAATGGTTGGGGGCTAGGTGCTTTTGCGAAAAATTTCGGAGTCGGATAACGAATAGGGTAGTGATATCTTTGAAGAAGGAGCAACCCCCGCCCCCCCTCTGTCGGTCGGGGGTGGGGGTGGCAAAAAAGGGGCCTCGACTGGCTCAAAAACTGACACACCATCCTCTCCAACAGTGTCGGAACACTCTAAGGCAGGCGGTTGTTCACCCTCTGCTCTAGGCGCGGACAGTAGGGCCGGGTGCACCTGGCCTTTTGCGGCGCGCGTTCGGCCGGTGTTACCTATCGAAACAGGCACCGACTCAATGACGACACCATCGACAACATCTGACCATTCATCGACAGCCGGGGCCGCGATAATCTCAACACGGCTTGTTGCTCCACCTGACAACAGTTCAGCTTTCTCCGTTGCTATCGCCGACAGCACAGAAAGCGCCTGGTCCTTCATTTCGGGGAGCCGGTCAACCAGTTCGGCAGTCCCAAGGGCGGCCAGCGTGCGCCAGTTGTTCGCCGTGATATCTCGGGCGCTGGCCAGTAGTTCGGGCCGGTTGCGGATCAGTGCGGCCACCGTGTGATATCCAACGCCAAGCTCCTTGCAAATGCGTGTGACCGGGACACCGGCCGAATGTGCGGCGGCAATGGCTTGTGCCTTGTCTTCTGGGATCGTCAAGCCGGTTGCGCCTGACATCTTGAAAGGGGCTGGTTTCTCTGTTGAGGGCAGTTCGGGGGCCTTGGCTGCCTTAAATTCTTGGGCCCTGGCAGGCCCTGTGGCGCGCTTTCTCGCCTTGGGTGCTGTCTTGGTATGGGCGACCATAACCTAAGCAGCGCGGACCATGGAGACCGGGACAGGCTGGGCGGTCGCAGAGTAGAAGCGCGCCAGTTCGGCCGTGCTAATTAGGGTGCAACGCAAGGTAGGCCGCGAACACCGGATCAGACCTTTGGCAAGGTAGCGGTTAAGCGTATTGCGTGAAATGCCTAAGCGTTTGGCAGCTTCGGCCGGTCGCAGGTATTCAAGCGGGGATGCGTTCGACATGCCAGCGGTTGTAGCGTAACAGCACACACTACGCAACAACAACTTTCCGCAAGTTTTGGGTATGGGTAAAAGTCCCCACAAGGAAAGGCTTTGCAACACCGCGCGGTGTGTGCTCTTGTGTGCAGTGTTATGAAGAAACAATCAGCAAGAGTGCTCACACGATCTGCCCGAGATGTGACTGTGAACACCCGAGTGACAACCGAAACACAAAAGCGCGCCCGCGCGGCTGCTAGTTCACTGGGATGGGTCCCGGCGGACGTTTATCGCGCGGCATTCGCCTGGTGGCTCGACTGCTTTGACGCTGCGGGCGGCCGGGAGCCGTCCGACATCGAGCGCCAAGCGGCGCTGGCGTCCATCCGCATGGCACATGGGCGGATCGCGGAGGTTCTCGGCACCTACGAAGCCAAGGTCCGCAAATAGGGGGGCAGAAAAAAGTTTGCACCACCACACATTTTTATTTTGACAGACAGCACACAACGCACCATATTCGCATCGTTATGAAGCGACACAGCACACACACACCAACGGGCGCGGGGGATTCCGCCGCGCATTATCGTCAAGCCTTGGAGCGCATTTGCGATGTCGAGCGCGCACTGCTCGACGCTCTCGACAATCTGACACCGGCAGACAGCGTGCCGGACAGCGCCGCAATTCCCTTCCTTAATAGTCTTGAGGCGAGGGGCGAGGCGATCACGGAAGCGGTCGATCTGATCCGCAACGAAATCGAAAGCCTTCTTTCTGATTAACATGAACAACTTTCTCACCATCACGGCCGAAATCCTGACCGTTCTATTGATCTTCGCCTTGGGGTTCTTCCTCTTGGCGCTGTAAGCACACAACACACAACAAAACAAACACACACGGAGGCACACAATGAAAACCAAAGCAAATGATGCACTAGAAAAAGCGATCAAAGAGGCTGAGCGGATGGGAAAGCGCCAAGGCGAAAGCGCGGCCGAATGGGTAGCGCAAGACGCATTTGGGGGCCGACACACCGGCGACAGCGAGCAGGCAGCGCGCGACTTTTTGCGCATGTCGGAAGACGGCGACCCGGAGCTTTTTGAGCTATACAAAGCGCCGGACCTTTCCGGGGAATGGTCTGATGACATGACGCCGCGCGAGTTAATCGCTGAAGTCTATAACGGCGAAAAGATGCTGGACGAGTCCGAGGGCGACGAAATTTGCGAAGCCTACGAGGAAGCCTCAGCGAGCGGATTCTGGCAGCGATTGGAAGAAAGCGCCGCCGCCGTTCTGGACTATTGACCCACCGACACCGCTCCCGGTTCGCCGGGTGCGGCACGGTGGGCCAAACGGCCGCCAAACAACAACAACAAAATCTCA